AAGAGAGGGACGAGTGTCCTTCTTGTCAATATTGCTTACGAATAATGCGCAGAATAATTAATCCAACGCCAGTTAAGTTCAATGCAACTGGCTTCTATTCAACAGGAGGATAGCATGGCAATGCAAGACTTGACAGCAGAAGAAATAACTGCTATCGTTAGAGAGCATGTATCAAATTGGGAAGACTATGAAACTGAAGATGATTGCATCGCAGACAACATGGAACTTCTCTTCGAACACCTATGGAAAGATGAAGACAACGATATACCCTTTGAAGAGTACGAGTTTGATGAAGAACTTATAGATGAGTAGAGGATTACTCAACTATTTCAGCGGTATCTTCGCTGTCATGATTGCTGTAGGTGCTATCATTTTGGCTTACAAGTTCATCTGGTTCATCAGTTATATTGTTTGGAGTATCACGGTCTAACCAAGGCTTCATACCACCCATCAACCTAACAAGTTTGCGTATTACTCTCGTTGTACGCATACGAGTAGCGTCAGGGCTAATGAGCTCAAGCTCTTTGGCTATGTCTGCATACTCCATAGACTCTGCATATCGTAAGAAGAGTAACTGTTTATCTTCAGTGCTTAACTTATGGTATGCGGAGTCTACCTCTATCATCATGGCCTGTAGATTACCGCCCTCACTAGGAGCACTAGGCCTTCCTGGCCTACCAAGATTAAGTTTATGGGTTACACCCCATTCACTGCGCAACACAGCAGGTAACAATGCCTCAACTATTACTGGGTCATAGTAATATAAATCAGACACATCATAGCCAAGGGACTTGGCCTTCTGATACTGGCAATAGTCTAGCGCATAGTTGCGTAAGCTGCGATAGATAAGGTTCTTCGCATCTTTGCCACCCATTTCATTCCACTCAGTAAACTTATTTACATGGGCAGGGAACCACTCATACAATGTCTGACGGATATCGTCAAGCTCGAGCATCTTAAACTTTCTATGATACTCGCTAGCAACATTAGTTACTACATATTCCCAAGGTTCAATTAGCTTCCAGTCCATCATCAACTTTCTCATTCTTATACTTGCGACTCATGGTTAGTAAATCTTCTACAGTAATTAAGTAGCCCTTGCTCTTGTTAGGTGGTATCTCGCATGAGATTTCTCTACCTAGTTCAAGTACACCCTTCTTGAGGATATGTGTTGGCACAATAACAACTGTCTGTTCAAGTACGAACGCCCAGTATGCAGCCTCAGTAACCATCAAGCCTGATGGTTCCCATGATTTAGACTTCATGAACCAGCACTCAACCTCAATGTAAAGGTTGTTAGTAATCCACCACTTTCTGTCGCGCTTTACTTCGACAGTCTTGCCACCAGTAAGTAGTTCTTCTACTAGTTTCTCACCCTTCCGGCCATAGCCGAAGTCCAAATCAAATGAAGACTTGTTAGTCATTAGGCCACTTTCCTCTTAGTACTAGCAACCCGATGATTGCATAGTTCGCCATGTCCTTGAAGGAATCCTCAAGGCTTTCATGCTGTGGCCCCTTGCCACTATCTACTAGGTTATTAATGCGTGCAAACTTATCCCACATGCGCACACGCAAGCCATTGACTGGCCCACCTGGACTACGAGAGATGTTAGTCGGACCATAGTCATCATGCTTGCTAAGTAATAGGTCTGCTAATTCTTGGAAGGTAGCAGCTACGTCGAATGCAAAGTCAGCGGAACTCGTACCTCTAGCACTAACTGATGGTTCTCCGTGCTCACTTGCGTCACCGTAAAACCTTGACTCGCCAAATGTTGCGTAACTTGCCATATTAATTCACTCTCCACCTTCGAGTAGTTGTTTAAGTTCATCATCTATTTCCGCCATGCTGGAACCTACAATCATATCTTCGATGACTTCGACAACTGTTGATGGTTCCATCTCGACAGTAAAGAGAGTCATGTACGTATCTTGTACTACATCCTTAACCTTGTCAGGGTCATCAGCGTAACGATAAATGCAACGCAACAACGAACCAATCATTAGGCGATAGCCATTGGGTAGGATTAAAGCTGGGTCAAAGTCTTCGTCTTCTTCAAGCAGGTGGTCAGTTGCTTCGAACACATTGTCGAACTGCTCGCCACATTCGGGGCAAGGTTTAATCGGCTTCATTAGTTAACCCTGCTTTCTCTCGGATATAATCTGCGCCGAACTTGACGTAGATAGAATTGACATCCTCGCCGTCTGGCATGGAGACGATAGTAACTGGAAGTTCTCGGGCAAGCCCTGCTGCAAATTCTTTTCCAGGCTGGTCGCCATCAGCGAATACAAATACTCTTTCAAAATCTGCGAGCAATCTTGTGTAGTGTTTCTTCCATGAGTTCGAACCTGGAACTCCAACACAAGGGATACCGACGCATCTACTGAGTGTGATTGTATCAAGCTCTCCTTCACATACGCCAATCCAATCACCTGCCCTTTCAATGTCTAGTACGTTATACATCTTGGTATCACTACCTGTCATACCCATATACTTTGGTTCAACTGCTGGGTTCAAACTTCTAAATCTAATATCAACTACACCTGTCTTAGTTACATACGGTATGGACAAGCGTCCAAGGTATGCTTCATGTCCTGTCTCAGGCTCCGCGACTACGCCTAATCGAGCCAGCCGTGCTACTTCTATTGGAATACCCCTGCTTGCTAGGTAATCTTCGGCCTGATAAATGCTTTCCTGGTACTTGCGTGTTGCTTGTCCCAGCAAATCCTTCTGCGATTCTAGCTGCCTCACGTATGTTTACTCCTTCCTGTGTAGCAATGATTTGTAAACTGTTACCTTGTACTCCACATGCAAAGCATATGAAGATGTTCTTATCTAGATTAACTGTCCCTGACTGGTGACTATCACCGTGGAACGGACACCTTAGGTTAGCTTGGCCATGGTCACGCCGTAGCGTTGCACCATAGTGCTCAAGCACAGCCTTGATTGAAGGCAAGTCACTCACCAAAGACATCTCCTAACCTCAATACTAAATACGAATCAGCTATCGATTTTCCCCGCGCTTTGATAACAACCGCTGGAAGAATGGCTTCTCTCGGGATACCCCTTGCTTCTGCGTAGTGTCCTGCTTCAACTTCTGCTTCTTTAGCCCAGCCACTAAGGCTGATTGCGTTGCCTGCTCCTGGTGCTTTGCATTCAAGGATGCCAATGGTTCCTCCAATGAAGTCTGAGCGGATGACAACATCACCTTCATCTTTGCTACCTCTTCTTGCAAGGCGCTCAGCGTCATATCCAATTCGTCTAAAGTATTTCGTGATATCGATTTCATATCCTGCTCCCCTTGCCTTATGTGATTTTCTAGTTGTCATTCTTACGTACCCACAATTGCTCATTAGTCTCAATAATTGTAAGTTCTAATTGCTTAGCCCAGCAAAAGAAATTAATTGCTGGCTTAGGTTCATACAGTTCACCTTTTTCGTGCTTCCAATTAAAATCATCAAACGCCATAATACCGCCAGGATTTAGGTGTTGCCATGCCATTACTGCATCATCTAATACACCCGATGCGGTATGGTCTGCATCTATATAGATAAAATCAAACCACCAATCTCCCTCATCTGCATAACCATTAAAGAATTGATTGGTAGATAATCTAACTGGGTATACGTTATCATAATCTTTCACTCTATAAAGATAACTTTTCCATACATCTTCAAAATTCATTTTACTATGGACTTCTTCTGTGGGTGAACCCAACCAAGTATCAACGTCTACAAGTTTTGATGTTGGGTTAGTTAGTATGTTATCTAACATCCATATACTTGCATCACCATTGAATGCTCCAAGTTGCAAAAACTTTAATCCACCATCTCCTGCAAAGGGAGATAGATAGGTTTCAAAATTATGCTGTGCTCCAGCAAACCAGTTAGGATAGTCTGTCATGCGTTCTCTGGAATGTCGTCGATAAACATGTACTCAGGATTGAATGCAACCCAAGTCATTAGTCCTCCGCCTGCGTCGGCACGACCATATCTGTTCTTGACAGGCGCAACTCCCATACTTGTCCCGACAACTCCAAGCGTACAGATGAGTGCGGGTAACTGCGCAACCTTTCCTTGGATAGCACTTCTAGGTTGGCATGGAGAGCCTTGGATAGCCTCCGATGTGTGATGTAAGACAACAACTGCTGCATTGGTCGCTCTAGCAAGGTACTTCAACTCCTTCATAATCGCACGCATAGATGCGAACTCTTCACCACCATCAGTGGCTACGTCCATTAAGTTATCTACTACAATAAGAACTGGAGGACAACCCCATAGTTCTTCGAATGCTTGTACTTCTTCATCGATATCTTGCAACGATGGTGCTGACTCAAATGACCATACAATGTGTGAGCCACGTGCAAGCGTAGCTTTTGTCCAGCCATGGTCAGTATTCATGAGTGACTCTACGTCACCTTGTGACTTACCTGAAATCATTGAGGCTAATCGCATAGCCATAGTATGTGCGTTGGTGTCTGCTGAGATGTAAAGAGTTGGAACTCTCATCTTCAAAGCTAATGCTAATGCTAGGGTTGACTTACCTACACCTGGTGCTGCTGCAAACATTGAAACTTCAGAGCGACGTATGATAATCTTGTTTGACTCGAACGCTTTGAAGCAACTAGGGAGCGGTTCTCCACCGATACTGGCACGGCCAACGCTTCTGACAAGTGTACGCATGGTTCATTCCCTTCTGTAAGGATAGAACGTAGCCACCATTGCGGTGTGTAACGATGGCTACGCTCAATCATATCTTAGTTAACTGGCTTGCATTGGTCAGGTGTGCCCTGTGGTGTTGGACATGCCCAAAAAGCGTAAGGCTTCCCACTTGTCTTGCTCACTCCCTGTCGGAAGATTCGTGCCCCGTGAATGCAAGTCGGGCTTGCCGTCCCCGCTGGTGTTACCGCGGACGGTGGAGCTCCAACGGATGCTGCTGCCTGCTGGATTGGAGCGGAGAATTGCGATGGCGTTGTGCCTGCTGTTGAACCAGTGGTCCCCAAAGGGGCTGCATTATACGCACCAACAACCAATCGTTGTACTGATGCAATTTGTGCTGAGTAATCCCCAACACCTTCGAGCAACACGCTTAGTTCGTCGGCTGTATGGGCACGCACGTTAATCATGTCACCTGCTGGCGTCTTATAGGAGACTTGTAACTTCCAGTCTTCGTTCATATGTTATCCTATCTTAGTTGAGAACTGACAATGTGTGGTCAGTCCACACTTGTATTGGCAATTGTTTGTGTTCGGCAAGAATATACCTGCCTTACGTGCTTTGTCAAACCCTGATACTAAGTACTCCAGCTTCTCCTCTGTGTACTGTTCAAGGCTGACTAACGGTGACACGCCATGTTGACGTGACATGAAGTATGTTCCCCACTTAATATCTATGCCAAAGGTTTTCATCAAACCAATCTTATAGAAACCAAGTTGTAGTGTATTGGAAGGAGTAGCCTGGGATGTCTTTAGGTCAACGATGACTAACTCACCATTAACTTCGAACACCCTATCAAGAATCATCTTGACTGGGACACCAGCAAACTCGGGAATCATTTCGAGTTCGATAGCTGGGACACCTTGCGGTGTCTTCCATATCTTCCAATCGGTATTGGCTTGTCGCCATTCAATGTAGGCCTGTACCCAACGAGGACCAGCTTCGTGCCAGAAAGCTTCGTTCTCTTTGTTAGGGTTAGCTTTAGTAGCCCTGCCGCCAACACGTGCATTGGTTAGGTCAGTTGTACCAAGCTCATCGGCCCATGCTCTAGCCCATAGTTCCTGTATCATGCATTCTCCAAATCCCACAGTTCAGTTGCTCGGTGAAATGCCGAACCACCTACCGACCAAACCGAAGGTTCTTCTGCTACCATCATTAATCTACCAAGGTAGTACTGATAGCCACAGTCGACGTAGGTCGAGAATGCTGAGTATGAAACATGCTCGGGTAGTTTATATTCTCCAAGTTGTATCATCGTGGGTGTAGTATAGCACAGGCTAGGTACTGTGTAGGTAAGCAGCCTACCTGCACCCATCAGGGTTACGTGTATAATTAAATTATTATATATAATAAAGACCCCGAAGGGGTCTTATATATAATATAATATATATATTATAGGGGATATAATGACTGAAGTAATACTAGGTTCGCTAGCTGCGCTAGCAATTCGTGATATACTATACGAAGCAGTTACAAGATACAATTCATACCGACGCAAGAAGGACATGGAAGTGTTCATCGATTACCTCGAGGACATTGACGCTGAAGACCTTTAAGAAATGACAAAAGGACCCCCTTCCATAGGTTAATACCTACGGTTGGGGGTCTTCTTGTCTCTATGGCCCAGCTAAGGGCCTATATGAGGTGGTTTACTTCTTGCTTCCGATGCCAAATTCCTTGGCCTTAGGGTCTAGAGCCTTCCATAGTGGCGCAATAAACGCTGATAGGAAAGCATAAACCAAAGCTTTAGGGTCTGTTACTCCTGATGCATAGAGCGCTACCACTGTTGGTACTGCTGCACGTGCATAGGTTGTTGCGATTGCTGTGAGTTTTTCTGTATTCATTGGTTCTCCTTAGGATTTAAAGACTGGTTTACCAAAGCCAACGATGTACACGGGTAGTGAACGCTTGACCTTGGAGCCATTCTTTGCTTTGTAAGCACGCACCTTTAGGCATACTTGCCCTCCGTTGCGCTGGTCACCCTTCTTGTCAGGTGATGTATTGCCTTCGATACAAGTTACAGTTCCGTCTCCGTTGTCCTTAACCACGATTCCAACGTGACTAATGCGGTCAACGCCATCGTTAGGGAAATCAAAGAAAACAATATCGCCAGGTAGTGGCGTCGCTTCACTTACTTTTTCCCACTGCTTCTTTTTAATGAACGCAGTAGCTCCCGCCACCGTGCTGACCACATTAGGAATCTTAAGTCCCACTTCATTTGCACACCAATTCACGAATGAGCCACACCAGGGTAGGAAGTTAGCCTTAGTGAAAGCACCATACTTTGTCTCGTTATCCTTAGGTCCTTCGATGACACCGACTTCCCCACGTGCCACTTCTATAAAGTCTGTACGTTGACCCATTAGTTACTCGCTTTCTTATCAACCTTAGCAAAGGCTGCATTGATTTCTTCTGATGTTAGACTTCCGTCTGCTAGGTAGAAACGTGCCAATGCTTCAAGCACTCGCGCTGCACCTAGTGCACCAGCCAATGTTGCAGCCTGCCATACTTCAATACCCACTAGGGAACCAGCACCAATAACTCCGAGAGATTCTGCTGCAATTACAGCAAAGATTCTCATCATTACATTCTTAAATGTATCCATTATCATCGTCCTTTGTTAGAAAAATTATTACTTCTGCTAGCGCCCATGCCACCGCCCACAATACAATGATTGTTGTTGCTGTCATAATGCCCAACTTAAGCGTTGCATCCATTGCTACTCGTCCCTTGGGTTGCGTAGCGGATAAGTGATTGCCCAGGCAATAAGGGTTCCACCAATTGCGTAGCCAACTACTGTCTTGGCTGAACCATCAAGGACTACCCAGGCAATGAACATGCCTAGTAGAGTCCATAGTTGTTCAACCATATCTTTGATTATCTTCTTCATGGTTTTCTCCTATAGGCTGCTGCTGCTCCTGCTGCACTTGCTGCTGTTACGGCAGCTTGTCCAGCAATAACTGATGCGACAATAATTTTTTCTGATTCAGCTCTTTCTTCATCTGACATGTCAGCACCAATACTTCCAATGGCAAGCAAGGCTTGCGCTGGGTCAGTAAAGATTGCGTTAAGTAATTCTGCTGGGTTCTCAAGAACCACTAGAGCAGCAGCAACTTCTGCTGTAATAACCACCTCGTTGCCATCTTCATCCTGACGGACTTCAACTGGTGTTTCAAGTGGCAAGTCAGCATAGGTAAGTCCAGCCTCCTGAATTGCTTGTGCGGTTACAGGTTCACCTTGTGCTTGCTCAATGATTGCTTGTGCTACTATCTGCTTCTCTTCTTCAGTAGCGTCCTCGCTTACCTTGAGAAGGGGTTCTTCTGGTTGTACAATTGGCTCAACCATAGGAGGTTCAGATGGAGTATCAACTACAGGTTCTATCTCAGGACTTGGAGAAGGTTCAGGTTCAGGCTCGGGCGCTTCTGCAGGCGGTTCCTCAGGAACGGGTGCAGTCTCAGCTACGGGTGGAGATTCTTCTACGGGCTCTGGAGGCAATTCAGCGACAGGCTCAGGCGGTAGAGATATTTCTTCTGGAAGAGGAGGAGTTTCTTCAGCAACAGGGACAGGAGCTGGCTCAGCGACGGGCACAGGCTGCGGAGAAGGCTCGGGCTGTGGAGTTGGTTGCACAGGAGCTGGAGTTGGTTGAGGTTCCACCGCAGGAGGGGTTGACGGTGCTACAGGTAAAGGTTCAGGAGCAGGAGTAGATGTGGCTGTACTTGTGTCTACTACTGTCACTGTCTCAGACACTGGTGTGGATGTATCTGTATTACCAGAAACCGTCGGAGTCTCAACACTGGCAGTTGGAGTATCAGCAGGCGCGGAAGGACTTGGAGAAACTGCGGTCTGAGTATCTTGAACTGTTACAGTCTCAGTCACTGTTGGACTTGGAGAGGGCGAAGGCTCTGGAGTGGGACTTACAGTAGGTGTAGGTGATACACCATTGTAAAAACGAAGCGGTCCATCAGGAACAGTAGTTGAAATAAAAATTGGATAACCACCAGAGAACCCACCTTCGCAATATAAACGAGCGATGTCACCTTTATCTTTGAAAAAGATATTTGAATTATCCCAACCAACATTTGTTGTTTGTTGAGTTCCATCATCTTTACCACAAGTGATAGTTGCTGTACCTGTTGGCTCTGCATTAGCAGATGGACTCCAAAAGAATGAAGTACCTAAAACTAAAAAGAATACTGCGTACTTACTTGCTCTTACTCTCACAGAGGATAAGGTAAATCTGGTCAACGCGTTGTTCAACTCGGTCCAATCTGTCGGAATTGATATTAACTGCGTCCCTCATACTGCTACCTGAATTTGGTTTCAGTTCGCTTAAGTAGTGCTTAACTAACCATCTAATTGCTGCAGTGAATCCACCAAGTAAAGTCATTATGGCTACTGCAAAGCCAGCCCATTCTGTTGCTGTCATTTATACTGTCCTAATGGTTACTTGAATTACTCCACCGAATCCACTGAAGCGTTTGTCAGGTGGTGTCATACGTGAGAATGAAATCTGTTCGATAACTGCTTGACGAGATTCACCAGTAGTTAAGTCTTGCCAGGTAAGTACGTCACCTGATTCTTCAACTTCTTCTAGGGCTAGAATCTTTTCAAATGCTTTGCCATCGTAGCCAATCATTGAGTTGTATCTATCAGTCTCTAGGTCATAGCAGTAGATAGGGAACTGGATGACACGTTGACGTGGTGTAGCGATAGTTGCCTTAGCCTGGTATCCCTTGAATGTAGGACCAGTCGATGTAGTTGTAGCATCACGATAAAGGATAAACTTATATGCAACATACTCTTGTGCTGTAGCAGGCTGTGATGTTCCTACTTCAATAGGAGTTACAGTTGAATCGTATGAGATATGGTCGTACTCAACACCGTTCTTATCTACGGTTTCAAGAGTCATAGACCCCTTGGTAAATTCACCACGTGCTAGAAGACGTTTGAAGTTCTTAGGCTCAAGGGTTCCGTAGCGGATGTTGCCTGTAGTTAGGTATCCAGACGGAACAAGTTCAGTAGCAGACTCAAGATAGATTGCTCCATCGGTTGCCTCGTGTGCTGTGCAGAAAGCAAGACGATTAGTTGTACCAAGGAATGCAACACCAGTTGTATAATGCTCTGCTGTTTGAGAAACCTGTAAATCATTTGCGTATGCAAAGCGAAGTGGTTCTAGTTCATTACTTAAGTCAAGACGAGTAAGCCCGCCATCAAGTGCACCGATACCAGTGGCTGCCCATACGTAGTGGTCACGTGCAGCAAAGTCATAGACTGGTTGAGATGTTTCTAGGATAAGTGGACCGTAACTAAGTGAACCATCTTGGTCATTAATTGTGGCAACGCGAATACCTTGGTTAGTGCCAATCATCATATAGCCCAAGTAGTAATATATCTTTTCAACTATCTCACCTGCTGGCATTTCAGCAGCAACTACGGCTGATGTAAGACTAGGCATTACGCCTGCTGTAGATAGCGTGTACTTCTGAATGGTTGAGTAAATACCTGAGTGACCTGCTGTATAAATAGCGGGACCAGAAGCGGCTACGCTTGTGTAGTGATAGTTAGTATTAGGGTTAGTGTATACGGGGCTAGGTAAAGAACTAGCAGATGTTGATAGTTCATATACTGCATTGTTTACACATAGAACAATACGGTCTTTTACAAATTCCATAGTAGCGTACTGGATTTCAATATTAGCATCTTGGAACATCTGGGTAACGTCACCTGTTGCAGATGGGTTAGATGCACCAGTAATTGAGTCACCTGTTAATGGCTTTTTAAACATAGTAAGGCGTTGATTGCCACCTGATGTCTTATTAGTTATCCAATAAGCATTGACTCCATCGTCACAGATAGCAAATACCTTGCGGTCTGTGCCAGAGATATAGTCAATAAAGTGGATTACTGGGTTAGTTACACCAGTTCCTACTGGAGATACTGCAGTAGAGGAAATGCTTCCAGTATATGTCTTAGCATAGGTAAAAGTAGTTGCTGTGGGTACAGTTGTAATACGGTACTCACCATTGAATGTAGCATCTACGCCTGTAATTGTAATAGTCATACCCACTGTAAGTCCGTGGGCAGCAGATGTAGTCAGTGTTGCTACGTTAGATGTCAGAGCCTTGTTACTAATCGATACTGTAATTGCTGGGTAAATCTTGTCAACGTCAAATTCATCGTGTAGCAATACACCATTAACACCACCCCATTGAATAGAGCGAACGTGTTGGTTGCTGTGTTGGTGGTCTGTGCCTACTACGGCACCAGTTGTGACGTGAGTATTGACTACATCTTTAAGTAGAGTTACTTGTCCCTTTGTCCAGACATCTAGACCTCTGCTGTCGGCAAAGCGATAGAGTCCGTTTTCATCGGTGGTTGCTGGGTCAAAGAACTTAATGCCTGAACCAGAGTGAAACGATGCTTGACTTCTAATCCACCAACCAGTTAGAGATTGCTCTCCTGGCTCGGTACCATTGTCAAACTGGTCCTTACGAAAGGGTGCAGTCTGACGGATATAAGGGCGTGCGTCATTGATTGCATAGAAGAATGGGAGTCCACCAATTGCTACGTCATAAGACATATCGGTGTTCTGCCAAATTGCTGTAGATGAAACTACACCAACGTCAACTGCGATAGAGCGTTCGGCTCTACCTTCGGTTATGTCTCTTCCAGCGATGGTACACCTCCGTAAATAGTAAGATTAATTATTGAGTGATTGCGGCGATTTCATCGCCAGATAAACCAAGTGCTGCCAACTTAGCCTGAGCAGATAACTTTGCATCAGCCTTAGCAGCATCTGTTGCATCACGCTCAGCCTTTTCAATGGCTGCAGTCTGTGCATCTACTGCACGCTGTTCAATCTCTTCTGCAGTAAGGTCCACATAGGTCTGTGTACCTCTAGCAAGGTCTACAATTAGTTTCTTGTCAGTCATTACTCTTCTCCTATGATGATTACGTGTGAAGCATCTGGACAAGACCAGGTGCAAGTCTGCTCGTTAAATTCCACTGTGTTGTGGCACACTGGTTTAGGTGCAATAAAGGCATCGCGTGATTCATCGTATGTGTATCCGATACCCGCATAGTTTTTACGGATGCGTGCGTTGTAACTGGTCTGTACCCAAGTACCACCAAGTCCAAGTTCATCGGCTAGGAATTCCTGACCGCGATGTTCCTGTTCATCCGGTACTACAAGTACACGAACAACTATGTTGCTTGAATCTATCTCTGCAAAGTGTGCCATTTATATCTCCCTTATGCTGCTAAATATCTTACGATTACAATACCTGAACCGCCGTTGCCGCCCGTTGCATTATATGAAGCACCGCCGCCGCCGCCGGTATTTGTTGTTCCAGCAGTGCCATTAGCGCTAAGGCCGGCAGTTCCACCGCCAAATGTTCCAAGTCCAGCACCGGAACCTGAGCCACCGCCGCCACCACCGCCGTAATTAACACTTGAGCCAGTAATAGATATTGCGCGACCCGCGCCACCATTGCCGCCGCTAACTGCTAAAACACCTGCTAATCCATCTGCGCCCGCGCCGCCACCACCGCCGCCTGCTCGAATTGCTGCAGTTCCACCGCCAATACCACCATTACCACCTGCAAAACCCTCGTTTGAATTTCCGGTTCCTGGTGATGATGTATTGTTTACTGCACCACCACCGCTTCCACCATTTTTAACAACTGTGCCGTAATTTGTTTCTCCACCACCGCCGCCTGTGCTAGTGATTGTAGAAAATACTGAATTTTGACCCGCAGTTGTTGTACCAGTATCGGCGCAACCTGCCCCGCCAGCACCTACGGTAACTGTGTAAGAAGTTCCTGCTGTAAGTGAAAGAGCAGTTTCTAAACCACCACTACCACCAGTTGCGGTAACTGTTGAGCGCAAACCTCCTGCGCCACCACCACCAACTCCTTGAGAAATTTGTCCTGCACCTCCGCCACCACCTGCAACTACTAGATAGTCACAGGTAAGTCCTACTGCTGGTACAAAGTCACCCGATGAAGTAAATGTATGAATCCAGTAAGTACCATCGTAATCAATACGGTTTCCACCGGTAGCCTTTGGAGCGATAGTAGGTGTGGTGCCTAGTGCTGCTAATCCGTATAACGAAAAGGTGCTATTGGCTACAAATGAAGATGAAGCAATAGCAGTTAAAGTAATACTGTTAATTGCCGCTGTTTGTGACCATAGACCAGCGTATAAAAATCCATAAACAGGACTTGATATATTATCTTCTTGTGTTGTATCAGCAGTCCAAGATTTGTAATTACTTGATGTATAGTTTGGAATATACAATTCTCCATTAGAAAAAGAATTGACCGTTGCGGTAGAATAATTCATATTTAATCCTCTTGAATCGGTATATGACGCAGATGAAGCAGATGCGCCATTACCGTACAAAAGTTTAGAAGTAAAATTAGACAAAGAACCATTAAATGATAAAAGAATATTGGCTTCAGTAGTATTGTTTCTTGCACTTGCCACAACCTTCAAATCGGTATAGCCGGTTTGTGGGATGTTGGAGAATGTGACGCTTGCTGCTGAAGCATTGAGTTCAATGCGTTCTAAGAGTACGTAATTCTGTGCTGGCATTAGTTAATCTCCCTTAAGCCTTTAAGTATCTTACGATGACTACGCCTGAGCCGCCGTTGCCGCCGTTGGTATCTGTTGAACCAGCCCAACCACCACCGCC